TGTCCACACCCATCGCCACGAAGGCGTCGAGCTGTCCTTCTGCGTGGCATCTCACAATTTCAGTTTGTGCGATTGTCCTGGCCCTGGTACGGTCAATCCCTTCTACGTTCTGCTGGATGTCGCGGACGATGACCTTGGGGTTCTTGCCCTGCACCAAGCCGTCGGTCAGCGTCCGCGTGAGCTTCGCCGACATCGTGTCGGTGATGCCCTTCAAGTCCGTATAGATTCTCCCCGCCAGCAGCTTCACCTTCTGCACGGCTACCGGGCGGCCGAAGCTAGACCGCAGGAACTCCTCCTTGGTACCCGAGTAGAAGTCCCGCAGCTCATCCTGGTCGTACTTAGCCGCCGCTCGCTTGGTGTCCGAGAACGCCCTAGCTGCTCCCTTCAGGTAGCCCTCCTGGCAGTACTTGTACCACCACTCGTCGATCTTCTTGTTCGTATCACCAGCCAGGTGCTTCGCCAGGATCTTCTTCAGCCACCGCCGGAAGGCTTCCACCTTCTCGGGCGTCGAGTGAAATGCGAAGCGAGTGTTGATTACGGGCGGTCCGGCGTTCGTCGTCAGGCCGAAGGCGTTCTCGCGGGCGATGAGGTCGTACAGGTCGCGGCTGATGGCCCGGAACCGCCGGTCGATCTCGGTGATGAACCTCCGCCGCAGGCTGTACGTCCGGCTGGGGTCGTGGCGGACGAGAGCGTTGTTGGGCTTCTGCTTAACTGCCATGGTCGTGAAAGTTCTCGTTGAGTTGGATGCTCGTAGAAGAGATCCCGCCGCGATGGTCTGTCACCCGGTGGACCTCCGTAATATCTACGGAACCCGGATAATTCTTGCCATCCCTGCGAGGCAAGCCGAACCGCTGGCGGTAGTCATCCTCGGTCCAGGGTAGTAGCTTTACGCCGTCGTGATTCACGAAGCCCTCCTCGCGGATCTTCTTGGCCTCCGTGGCTGCGTCGATGACGTCTACCACCTGACCGCCTGCGCCGATGATCTCCACTCCGTCCTGCAGGCCCTGGGGAGCCAGGTCACGGTCCTTGGGTTCCTGCCCTACGAGACCTAGCTGCTTGCGTAGCTCTCTGGCGCACTTGATGCAGGGTAGCTGGCCACCGCATCGCTCGCAGCAGTAGTGCTGTACCTCGACCATCTCCTTCCACTCCCCATTAGCGATCTTGCCTATCGTGACGCGGGTGATCCCCGTCTTCTCCCGAATCTGCCGATACGAATACTGCGCGGCTAGGAGCTGTCGTACCTGCTCGACGATGTGCAGCGGGAGGCTGGGCATGATCTATCTCTGAAAGACACTAGCGGAGCGAGGAGGGAAAACCCCAAAGGCTCCCCGCCCCGCTAGGGGTGAATCTTAGCCGCTACTGCTGGCAGAACGCGCAGGCTTTCTTGGTAGCACAGGCGTTCCTCAGTCGCGGAAACCAGACCTGCCGCACCACGACCTTCGTCACCGGCAGGCAGGCCGCCGGGGTACACGCCTGCGGAGCCTTCACCGGAGCGCAGGCTTGGACCGGCGCACAAGCGGCCGGAGCACAGACCGCCGGAGTACATGCTCGCACGATCATCGCGTTGGCCGGAACGCAGAACGCCGCGACGACCAACACTGCTAAGCAGAACCAGAAGAATCCTCTCATCGCAATACCTCCTTCGAGAAATGAGACACAGACACTACGCTCAATCAGTATAGCCTATCCGCCTCAGGGCAACCGTCGTCAGCCGCTCCGCCTCTTCTGCGATAGCTTCCGCTTGTACCTGCCCTACTTCGTCCGACGGCGAACCCACCCCGTCCCGTAACCGCTTCTCGGCCACGATCTTCACCAGGTCGAGGTATAGGCTTATCCGACATCACTCTTCCTCTTCGGGTTGCTCCTCGGGCTCTTCCTTCTCCTCACCGGGCTGCTGGGGCATAGGGGGCTCGGGCTTGTCGAACTGGCCCGTCTCGTCGCCGATGCGATCCTGGTTTTGCTGAGCTTTCAGGCTCTCATCGAGCATCTCCTGGGCGACCTCCTGGGGGATGTCAAGGAAGCGCACCAGCCACGTCACGAGCTGAATGTACTGCTCGCAGCCCCCGCTGATGAACGCCACCAGGGCCTGAGTTCGCTGCAGGGCGATCGCTGCCTGCTGCTCTGAGGTGAGGGTGGACAGGTCGGGCCAGTCCACGAAGAACTTGCCGTCCTTGGGTTTAGGCAGCACGCCCGCTTGGATGAGCCGGTCGATCAGCGGAATGATGACCTTCGGCGTGAGGTATCCTACCTGCCGCCCGTGCAGTCGGCCGTTCCAGGTATCCTTGTCTTGAGACGAGGCTAGTTCGCCTCGCTCACTACCCAGGAAGATCCGCACCGGGATGCCCTTTTTCAGGCAGATCGCCTCCCGCTGCACGGCGATCTGGGCGGTAGGGTCGCTGACCTGCCCTGCCAGGAGCTTGGCGCTGGCTCCCGTGTTGACCATGTACCGCTGGAGCGAATTGTAGATGTTGGACATCGTGGCACGGATATCCTCCATCGGCAACTTCACGTCGCCTCCCAACTGCGGGTGAGTCTCGATGCTCAGCAGCGGGAACGCCCCCTGCCAGTAGCCCTCAGCGCTAGCCCCGTACAGTTTCACGAGGTTCAGCAGGTTGTTGATGACCGGCCGCATCTCGGGAGGAGCGAAGATTTCGCTGCTGCCGGCGTTGTCGTAGGTCCGACACAGGTGGATCACCCTGCTCCAGTGCACGAACACCGTCGCCAAGGGCAGGCCCACCCCCGAGTGCTGCTCCCTCGGATCGTTGAGCGTCACGCGGTACATGACCGGCATGCCGAATCGCGGGTTGCGGATGTTCCACTCGTAGCGGACGATCTGCACCAGGCTCTCGTCAAAGCACCGCAGGAAGATCAGCTTCCGCTTCCCCTGGGGCTTACCCGTGTACTGCTGAGACGGACCAAACTGCACGCCGAAGTACTGCTGGTCCGTGCCCGATAACGCTCCCGCGATGGGCATGCCCATGCCGCCTGCGCCAGGGCTGTACTGCTCATCCACGGCGTACTTGCCCCTGGGCTGCATCACCACGCCCGAGGCGTCGTTCGGGCCCTCGTGATCCTCGTCGCCTAACCCCGAAGCCCGCCGCTTGGCGTTGGCAATGAACTCCGAGCGTTCATTACGCCAGTTCGCTACGATCTGCTTCTCGCGATCGTTGAGGGCAGGAATCTTCGACTCGCGGTAGACGTCCTCGTGCTCCTGAGTGGCCGGGTTGTACCGCGTGCAGACCTCCATCCGGTTGACGATGGGCTGCTTCTCCAGCGTCGTCAGTAGCTTCTCGTCTTCCTCGGACAGCGGGCTGTCACCGTAGGCGTTGTTAGAATCCCGGACATTGTGGACTGCCCCCGGTGGGTTGCCGGTGACTTCCAGGGGCACGCAGGACTCCTCCAGGTTCTTGCCATCGTCGATGCCCAGCAGGATCAGGCCGAAGTGTCCGATGCCCGAGAGCGTATCGCCCCGCTGGCAGTGCTCCCAGATAGGGCTGCCGTCCTCGCCCCCGTACATGCTACCCCCCAGCAGGTCGTTGTCCAGCTCCTTGAGGGCCTTCTTAAACGGCGTCTCGACCGACTGGTCCTTGTCGTCGTAGACCGAGGGCTTCACTGCCCAGCACTCCTGGGGCATCACCTCGCAGAGCCGGGCCGCTTCGCTCAGCCGGTCATACAGCTCGCGGTAGAAGTCCGGCGTGATGGACTCCGTGTCGGGGTAGCCGCACTCCTTGTCGATGTCTCGCCTCGGATCGAGGAACTGCTCCATCATCCGCTGGCGGGACATGAGCATGTTCGCCACCATGTCCTGGCAGAACTGCTCCCGCCGCTTCACGAGCTCCTCGTTCACTACCATCTCGGTCTTCTGGCCGTTGCCTTCCATCTTCTTGTTCCTTCCCATGCTCCTATGCCTTCTTCTTTCGTTCCGCTTCCCACACCGCCTCGCGGGCGTCTAGCCAGCCTACCCACCAGTATGTCCGGCGAGCGTCGCCCTGGTCGTAGGGACAGTCTCCGACGATCCTGTGAGCATCGCCCCCGCGAACGATCGCCCGGTCGAACGCCATCGCTCCCTGGCGATAGACGGGGTTGTTAGCGTCGATCGGCACTCGGTCTGGCCGCTCTTCCTTCGGCCGTGTGGCGTTCTCCACTAGCCTACCTCTTTGACTCGCAAGATCACGCAGGATTGCAGCTTGGTGCTGCTGTGATTGCTATTCTCGAACTCTTGACGCTTAGCTGCTTTAGCTTCATTTAAGCTGTCATATAAGTCAAACGATACGAGAACTGCTGAATCGCGACAGATCCACCGTGATAGGACCATGTATCGTCTCATTGCACTGTCACCGTGAACGTTCGCGCCTTGTTCGTCAGACCGTAGACCGCCAGCACCGTCGCGTCGGCCTCATCGGGGCTGTGCCCTATCAGGTCCGTCAGCGTCTTCCGCGTGTCGTTCTTGTCCCTCTTCCGCTTCGGGGGCAATACCATCCTACCTTCATTGTCCCAGCGCTTGGGAATGGGGGCCAGCTGCCTGCGTAGTTCAGTATACTCAGCCGGGATGGCATACACCAGCTCACCCATGAGCCCCGCGTCCATTCGTCTGCTGAGCATGCCGTACATCTCCGCTCTGCGGTTGAAGTAAGTATACCTCTCCTCGGCGAACTCCTTGCGGTCTCCCAGCGTGTTGATCACTCCTCTCGCCTTGAGGTCGGGCGTCACGGGTTCGCCGAAGGCCACCGTGCGGACGTTGTAGCCCAGCTCGCGCAGGCGATCGGCGTGTTGCTTGCCACCTCCACCCCGGTCGAATAGCACGTTCACAGGCTGTATCCCCCACTCCTGCATCAAGGCTATCGTCCTAGGAGCGATGATCGCCGTGTCGAAGGTCTTCATTGACTCCAGATGCAGCAGGCCGAGGTGGTCGCTGACGGCCCACACCGTAGAGTCCCCGCCCTCTGCCGAGTCCACGCCCATCGTCACGGCCTTACGATTCGTCCTACCGAGGATCTTCGCCCGGTGGGCGCAGGCGTCCAGCCAGTCTGGCGGGAACAGTAACGTTTCTGACCCCTCGTAGAACCGGCCGTCGAGGCTGATACATTGCATCACCCAGTCGTAGTTCGCCCGTCGGTCCAGGTACTCGTTGATGCCCACCATCCCAGGTATCACGACGGGGGCCTTGGGATTCTCCTGGTGAGAAGTGATCCACTTCATGCTGAGGGTGACGTACTCGTTCTCTGAGTAAATGCCCCAGGGCTGATCATTGCTGAGGATCAACAGCTTCTCAGGCTTACGCTTTCCGGCCCGGATGTCGGCGAAAGCCTGCTGGATGTTGGGGCTGTCCTCGGCGCGGACATGAATGACCTTCCGCTTGAGATGCTTCCCGTAGGACGATTTCAGGTCGCCGTCCTTAACCCCCTTACGAAAGAAGTTTTCACAGGGAAAGCAGTTCGATATTACGAGGGCTCTGTGAGCCCACGTGCTAGCCGACTCGTACACCGTCGTGTCGATGCCGCTGGCTTCGTCGTAGATCACCAGCGTGCGGGGTATGTCGCGAGGCAGGTGCCGTCCCAATAATGATTCACCCTTGGCAATGCACTGCCCTACCAGCTCGCTCTTAGGAACGAACGTGCCATCGCGTCGTACTTGGCGAATGTACATGTGATTGTACTGGAGGGGGAGCCGCACCTGTGACTGCTCGATCAAACTGCGGATCTCCCCCCACAGCACGTCCTTGAGCTGGTCGCCCTTCACGGACGTGGTGACGACCCTAGCTGGACTCCTGGAGCACATCCACCAGATGGCGATGAACGCCGAGATGAAGTCTTTGCCTAGGCCGTTGCCGGCCGGCACAAAGGTCTCGTCGTTGTCCCTGACTGACTCTACGATCTCGATCTGCTGCTTAGATAGCCGCATGCTCGGCCAGCATTTAGCGGCGAACTTGAATGGATCGACGATCTTCTGATCGGTAGCCACGGGCATCATATGTACAATCTCCTGAGCAGCAGCGTCAGCACGATTCCCCCAGACTACTCCCCCGAGGAAATCAGTCATGGTTCTTGGCGGCATCGAACTGAGCTTGCTTGTACAGATCGCTGCCGAGGATCGCCTGCTGGATGCTGTGCTGAGCCAGTTCCCGCAGAACGTACAGCGTAGTTAGGTTGCCGATGACAACGGCTACCGCGACGACGATCAGCATCAGCAGATGCCTTGCCATCTCTGAGAAGAAGCCATTGGACTGTTCCCGCCGAATTGCTGTTTGGTACATCATTGCTCCTCAGGTTCGATTACCTTCGCTTCTAAACGCAGCTTCTCGGGCTCGTCGGAGCCCGTCATCAGGTCGCCGATGTCGATACGCCCGACCATGTCCACCTCGTGCTTTTCGGCCGCGAACAGCCCCTTGTGCTTCAGGGCCTGCTCTCGTGCGACGGCATGGGGCGTCAGCTTGTACTTCGTCGTCACTGTCGTGTTACCTTCGGCGTCCGTATGCTCCGTGACCTCCAGGCCGTCGATGATCGACTGGCAACTATCAGGCAGTTCACTGACAGGCAGGGGCTTGCCGTCGGTGTCCACCAGGTCCTTGATCTTGCGGGTCAGGGCAAAGTACAGCTGCTCCAGGATCACTCGGCGGGACAGGCTCACCTTCCGCATGGTACGTTCGCGGTACACGGCTATCTGCTTCTTGACAGCGGGTATCTTCAGCAGGCGACTACCCTGGACTCGCAGTGATACGTCCGTGCCAGTATACCCCGCTCTTTTACAAGCAGCTACCACGTTCATATCCTTGAAATACTCTGCGCAGAACATCCTCTGACGTTCGTTCAGACCATCACGACCTATGATTCCTGTTCCGCCCATACCAGCGATAGCCCCTATGTCCTTAATGTAGATACGAGACCCTACTTCAGCTCGTGATCCCTGGGTGGGCTCTCGATCGTCCGCAGCACCCGCTCCAGATCAGTCCGAGTCGGATGAACTACCTTGACCATGATAATTGCTCCTGAACCTTGTGATTGCAATTCCCCAGAAACCCCTCCCGCCACCGCCAGCACTTCTCGGGCTCCTCGCCTGGCGAGTAGGGGTTCGCCTTGATGCTCAGGCCCATTCCGTAAGCTGCCGCCCCCTCGCGGTACTCGACCGTCATCGCGATCACAATGCCCCCCCCGACTCCTTGACGACGTCCAGCATCTCCCGGACTCGACGAGCGCAAAGCCTGACCGCTTCCAAGAGCTGCTCCCGTATCCTAGCTTCGGCATCCGAAGGATTGTTGTATCGAATCGTCGCTAGTCTTCTCATGGAAAATACAAACGCTTTGCGCACGACAGACTGCCGATGAACCGTCGAAACGGCTATCTCGATCGTCAACCCTTCCAGCGTGACTTCCAGCGAGCACTCCTGCCCCACGATCTCTTCTGCCGCCAGCTTCAATTGATTCAGTTGCTCGATCATTCTGATTTCTCCCAGAGAGCTTGCCACTCTTCGACCGTCAGCGGCCTATAGCCGTCGTGGTCCCGCGTCCACGTTCTCAATACCTCCGCTACTATACCCTGCGTCCTCGGCACCGTACACCGCAGGAGCACCGCAAATCGTATCTCGCTCGCTCGTCTGCCATACCCACCTCCGTCGATAGCCTAAGGCTATCGCCTAGCGAACACCGTATTTACTCGCAGTCGGGAATCTATTATACTCATGTATTAGGGACGCCCTACTACTACTATATACTACTATATAGTTAGTAGTATAAAGAAGACCGCGAAAATGCAAAATCAAGATCGTCGCAGTCATCACTCTTCATTCGTCCAGACCATTTCGGTTGTTGGACGATGACAACCTCTGTGGGATGTCAGTATTCTGAACGGCAACCAATCGGCCCCGAGATTCTCGCAGCCGATCGCCTGTCCTCG